GTCTGCGGGTTCGCCCGCGCCGGCAAGGACACCTTCGCCAAGGGCATCGTCGCGTCCGCCAAGGATGCCAAGCGCGTGGCCTTCGCCGACACCCTCAAGTACGCCCTCCAAGGCGCCGCCCATCAGGTCGGCATCGACCTCGACTACTTCACCGACGCCGACAAGCTGCAGGACCGCGACCTCCTGGTCGAGTTCGGCCGGGCCATGCGCCGCCGCGACAAGGACATCTTCGCCAAGGCCATCGGCAACCACGTGGCCGACCTGACCGACGGCCAGACGCTCGTGGTCTCCGATTGGCGCTACCTCAACGAGTACGAGGCCGCCAAGAACTACTGCGACATGTACGGAGTGAGCCTGCACGCTGTCCGCGTCGTCCGCCACGGCTGGAGGGCCGCCAACGACGAGGAGGCCATGTCACTCCAGGAGATCATGGAGGCCGTCCCCTTCGACGAGACCATCTACGCCACCTCCGGCGACGAAGAGGCCGTCCTGCTCCACGGGTACCGCATCGCCAAGCTCTGGAAACTATGAGCTCCGACTTCTTCGCCGGCTACGGATCGGAACCGGGCGACATCTACGACCTCGCCAAGAAGTGGGGCATGACCCCCGAGCGCCTCACCTTCCTGGCCAACTGCCCGCAGGGCATTCACCGGCTGTTCCTCAAGGAGCAGGCCGACTGGTCTACGGAAGAGAAGCGACTGGCCACCAACTGCCGCTTGGCCCACCGCCAGGGCTTCACGGCCTACGAGGCCGCCGAGTACGCCAAGGTCGAGCTGGGGGTCATCACCGCCTTTCTCGCCAAGGTCGGCGTGACGTGGCCCGCTGGCTGCCGCCGGAAGCTCTCCTGGGGCGGCTCCCTCCCCGCCGGCAAGCGCAGCGACTACGGCACCAAGGCCCCCGTGGGCGGGGCAAACCTGTTCAAGACCAGGGACGGCCGCACCCTCCGCATCAAGGAGCCCGAGTCTTACGAGGCCGCCCAGAAGGCGCACGACCTCGGCATCACCCTCCGCGAGGCCGAGAAGCGCTTCGGCATCTCCTACACCCGGCTCTACATCGCCGCCAAGAAGATGGGGCTGAAGATCGCAAGGAAGTACAAGGCCCGAGGCCCTAACAAGGTACGCATCAAACGATGAGCGAACCTACCCGTTACCGCGTGGCCAACAACCAGGCGCAGCTGACCCTTGGCGGTGGCATCCTCGCCGTTGACCCCGCTGGCCCGCTGGTCATGTACGACGACTACGCCGAGTTGCGTATGGAACGCATCCACGACCTCAACCAGATTGGCGGACTGCAGGAAGAGAACGCCCGCCTCAAGGCCGATGTCAATGAACTCGCTGACGGCCTTAAGTTGGCTTCCGAAGTCGGAATTAAAATTGCCGATGAGGTGACTCGCCTCAAGTCCGAGGTCGAGCGTCTTAATACAGGCATCCAGCCAGAAGGTAGCAACGATGCCGTAGGCAGAGCCGTCAATGTGCTTCTCGAAAAGGAAAAGGAGATTGCCCGCCTAAAGGCCGAGGTCGAGCGGCTCCGCAAGGCTGGGGATGGACTCCACGCATTCCTTATTAACTACATTGTCGATAGCCGCATTTCATCGGCATACCTCAATAAACTGGACGATGGATGGCTCGCCGCCAAGGAGGGCAAGCAGTCGTGAGCAAGCCCGTCCGCTTCGTCTTCGCCTCCGACTCCCACGGGGACATGGCCGACCCGCAGGCCCTCGACGCCCTCTGGGAGTTCTGCAAGGACTACCGCCCAGAAGTCCGCGTGGCCGGTGGCGATCACTTCGACTTCCGCAGCTTGCGCCGTGGCGTCGGCTCCTCTGACGCGGAAAGCGGCGAGTCCCTCAAGGCCGACCTCGAGGTCGGCAAGGACTTCCTCCGCCGCTTCCGTCCGTCCGTCTACCTCTGGGGCAACCACGAGCACCGCCTGGACAACCTCATCAGCTCGTCCGGGTCGGCCATGGTCCGCGACTACTGCCAGGACATCAAGGACGACATCAACCGCACGGCCAAGCAGGCGGGCGCCAAGGTCATCCTGCCCTACCACGCCGACAAAGGCGTCTACCGACTCGGCCCGGTGGCCATGGTCCACGGGTACGCCCACGGCGAGAACGCCACCATCAAGCAGGGCCTGCACTACGCCGTCGCCGGCGGCGCCCTGATCCACGGGCACACGCACACGCTGGCCAGCATCGCCCTGACCAAGCACGGCAGCGGGAACGCATTCAGCGCCGGGTGCCTATGCCTCAAGGACGAGATGGGCTACGCGTCGCACCGGCTCGCCACCGCCCGCTGGGGCTCAGGCTGGGTCGCTGGGTGGGTGGACGGCAACAACTGGAAAGCCTGGCTGGTCCACAAGGTCGGCGACCAGTTCGTCTGGCAGAAGGACCTACGCTTCTACACCCCGCGCAAATGACCAGCCACGGCAAGAACATCAAGGTCAACGACGCCATGCTCGCCGCGATCGTCGCCGAGATACACAACCGCGCCGAGAAAGCCCCGCCCGGCTTCTATACCCTGGAGGACTGGCAGAAGCGCTGGAAGTGCAAGAGCTCGTGCGCCAAGCGCTACCTGAATGAGGGCATCCGCCTTGGCCTGATGGAGCGCATCACCCTCCGGCACTCCTACGCTGGCAAGTACGTCCGCCAGGCCCCCTACTTCGGCCCCGTCCGCAAGAAGGCTCGACAGAAGCCCGCCCGCTGACCATACCCACCCCCGCAAGCCATGCAAAACCCCGACGACCTAATCGAGCGGGCAAGGAAGTACCTTGTCCACCTTCCTGACTCCATCGAAGGCCAGAAAGGCCACGACGCCCTCTTCCGTGCCGCCACTGTGCTGGCCCACGGCTTCGCCTTCGACGAGTCCACCGCCCTCGACCTCCTCCGCGAGTACAACGCCACCAAGTGCTCCCCGCCCTGGGCCGAGAAGGACCTCCAGCGCAAGATCGGCGAAGCCAACCGCCGCGTGCACGACAAGCCCCGTGGCTGGCTCATCGGCGACAAGCCCGCCCTGCCCCTCCCCCGCCCGGTCAAAGCGCCGCAGAAGCCCGCCGAGGCACCCCGCAAGGCCACGCTGGAGGACCTGCCCGCCCCCACGGCGCCCGCAGCTGAACCCGCCCCCGCCGACTTCCTCACCTTCACCGACTTCCTCTTCGCGGTCTTCCGTCCCGAGGAGCAGGTGCAAATCGAGACCCCCGCCACCCTCGCCGAGGACGGCAAAGGACGCCCCGCCGGCAAAGGCATCGTGAAGACCGCCAACGCCTGGAATGACCTGATCGGGCTCGACGCCACCCTCGACGGCGGCCCGGCCGGCTCCTTCGTCCGCATCAACCCGGTCAGCGACGCCGACGGCAAGGACTCCAGCGTCAGCGCCTACCGCCACGTCCTGCTCGAATGGGACACCGGCACCAAGGCCGAACAACTGGCCCGCATCCGCCGCTCCAATCTCCCCGTCTCGGCCATCGTGGACTCGGGCGGCAAGTCCGTTCACGCCTGGGTACGCGTCGAGGCCAAGGACCGCGCCGAGTACGACGCCCGCGTCGCCGCCGTCTACGAGCTCTTCGCCGACTGCCCACCCGACAAGCAGAACAAAAACCCTTCCCGCTTCACCCGCCTGCCCGGTGCCCATCGTGGCGAGCACAAGCAGGCGCTCATCGACATCAACCAGGGCCTGCCCACATGGGACGCGTGGACCGCATGGAAGGGCCAGCAGGACAACGCCATCGTCGAGCAGCAGGAAGGCACCGAAGTCTTCGACCTCGAGGCCATGGACGCTTTCGACCCCAAGGCCGACCCCACTGTGCTCGTCGGCCGTGAGCGCCGTTGGCTCTGCAAAGGGTACGCCGTGCAGATCGTCGGGTTCGCCGGCACGGGCAAGTCTACCCTCTGCATGCAGATGTGCACCCACTGGGCCCTTGGCCTGCACCTGTTCGGCCTTCAGCCCGTCCGCCCGCTCAAGATACTCCTGATTAACTCGGAAAACGATTTTGGCGACATGGCGGAGATGTGGAGCGGCTCCACGCGAGACTTTACCCTGGGCGAGAAGGCCCGGCTCAAGGAGCAGCTGACCATCGTCCGCAACACCAAGGCACGCGGCGCCGCCTTCGTCGAGGTGCTCGAGGCCCTTATCAATCGCCACAAGCCAGACTGTGTGGTGGTGGACCCCCTGCTCGCCTTCGTGGACTTCGAGATTGCCGACCAGGCGCTGACCTCCGCCTTCCTTCGCGGCATGATCCTCCCGCTCCTCCAGCGCACCGGCGTGGCCCTGGTCTACTACCACCACACCAACAAGCCCGTGGCCAACCTCGACCTCGACAGCATGCCCCCCCAGCAGCTCGCCTACCTCGGGGCGGGGGCGGCCGAGTGGTGCAACTTTGCCCGCGACTCCGGCTTCCTGTTCCGTGCCAAGGCCGAGGAGGGC